CTGCAGTTAGTGTTCCAACAGAAGCCACGTTGCCGGTTAGGTCAACCGTTCCTGTTGGCTCAATAGTGATGCTGTCACCACCATTGTCAAAATAAACATCCGTTGTGTGTGTCACGATTTTTCACCAGCTTTAAGTTGATATGTCCAAAACTACATATGCAAGTTCATTGACAACGCCACCACCAACGCCAAGCCGCTCTGTAAACAGACTGACTGCGCCTTTGGTTGTGATTTCATCACGTATCGTGTAGATGCCAGGGTTGTCAACAATCGTGTATGCTTCCTGGAAATCTCCATATGCAATTGGCATTTGATTAACGCCATTAACAGCAGCTTTTACATCCTGCATTGCTGGAACATATACAATGGGTTTTCCAAACAACATATCAGTGGATTTGCCCATAACTTCAGACGAAATGCCATATTGTGCCTGAACATTTTCTTCAAGCATATACCGGCCCATTCCGTCCTGGAACTTTCGCAGAACTGCTTTGGTTGCTCTGTTCATAATCCAACAGGCATTCTGTTGGTATTGCTCAGGCAGACTTTCCTGTGCATCAATAAGGCAATCAAAATCAGAAATGGTTGATGCGCTGCCACTGTCAACTTCAACAACAGACGTGCCACTTTCATTGGCTGCAGTTATGATGCCTTCAGGTTGGCCAGCGCCATCACCAGTGACGAATGCAACGCCTTCGAGATACGCCATATATTTGGCAACCTTCCTGGTCATCCATCCTTCCACATCAAAAGCAGCAATCCGAGCCATCTTCTGAGTCATTATCGGCATCGCATACATTGGATGCGTTGGAATGCGCATTTCTGTCAGCGTCATGTTGTCAGTAGATGCGCGGCTGCCGCGTTCGCTGGTCCATCCAGCAGGCATCGTGCCAGCTTCACCAAGCATAACCAATTCGTCACCATTGCGCAGTGTTTCAACTGAACAGATGTTGCGCATTGGAGAAAGCAGCAAAATCTTTTCAATTATCCTGCTTGAAATGGTAGGAGTAAGCCAGAAACCACCAGTGGTTAGATCGTTGGCGGCAATCGTCTTTAGATATTCTGGAACTTCCTGTTTGCTGTGCGTGGCCACATACTCTTTGATATAATCAAGCTCGTTGTATTGATAGCCTTTAGTCCACAGCGATTTTTCAAAATCACTGTTCCATTTCATTTCAATGTCATCGTCTTTGTCCTTTCCGACAACGCCAGGTGCTTTGTTAAGCTTGGTTTCGATGGCATCAATTCTGTCCTGGAACGTCTGTTGTCCAGCTTTGAACTGGTCAAAGTCTGTGGACATCTTTTCATTATAAGAAGTCACGCCAGTTTGCAGTTCTGTTATAAGCTGTTCCATTGTCTTTTGTTCAGCCATAATTTATTTCCTCAATAGATTTATTAATTCCGTCAATTTCAACTTCAGTTCATCATCTGCAGCCTTTCCAGGCGCAGCAGCAGCCGGTGCAGCAGCACCAGTTGTTGGTTTTTCGCCAGGCTCGTTGTAGTCTGTGCCTGTCACTTGTGTTAATACGCCTTCGATTAAATCACCAGCTTGATCAAGCAAATCGTTTGCTTTTGCCAAGTCTGCTTCATTTTTAGTTGAAAGCACCCTACCGGCTTTTGTTTCCATAGTATTACCATCAGCCTTTCCACCACCGGCCTTTGCATCTTCACGCTCTTTGATTCTGTCTGTGACTGCGCCGATGTGCGCACATTTGAATTCAAATTGCATGCTGTCTGCCTTCCATTCCAGTGGCGATTTGTCAGCACAATCATTGCCGTTTGCTTTGTTGATTTTACACATCGCAGCTTCAACAGCACTGTGCAGCCAATTCATATCAGATTGCGAAAAGCCAGTTAGCAGGTTGCCCTGCGCAGCCCATTGGTGCAATCGCCTGTGATAACTTGTTAAGTCCTGCAGGTTTTCCTTATTGATGCCTGCCAGCAAATCAGTTTTGTCCTGCGCTGTGATTGTTTTGGTGCGCATCACGTCTTTCACATCAGTGTTGACAGCTTCAGTGTTGCTTGGAAACGTCACGTTGGAAATTTCCATCAGGCCAACATCCTGCAGATGGTTCACGCCTTCATCATCTTTGAAAGCCTTTCCATTATGCATAGTATAGCCAATACTGTTGCCGTCAATGTCACCATTCACTGCAGCTTCATATGCATCCTTTCCCCAAGAAGTTTTCAGATTGTATCGTGCCTGATATTTCAGACCATAATCATCTTCCCACAGTTTCACAATTCGCCCTATAGGGCGCTTATAATCGTGCTGCCATAGGAACTTTAATTTTTTAGGATCAGCCAGTGCTTTCACAAACGCGCCACGATCAACAACTTCTTTCTGGCTGTCGACAACGCCATAAACTGAAGCATAACCTTCAACAAATCCTTTTTCATCTGGAACTTCAAGTGGCAAAGAATTGTCTTTATATCTCATTTCTGAATCTGTCATTTGATATAGCCACCACTATCTTTTAAAAATAAGTGAAATAAAAATTAGTGTCACGCATTCTATGTGTGAATTGCACACATATGCACTATATAATTTATTGGAAAAATGGCGTTAAATCGTAGAAACCAGCATGTCTGGTGGTAACTATATACTTTTCAATTATATCCTTACACCACATGCCATTGTGGCCTTCCATCACGTGCATCATAAATTCGAACCAGGGAATGAACGCGCAACGATTGTGCGCACCTTTGCTTTTGATTTCGACAACCAAGTATGCGTTCCTGCCGCTGCGCGTGAAATAATCATCTAAAGCAAAAATCTGGTGCGTGCCGTCTGCAGTGTAGTGAAAATTTGATGTCCAGTAAATTTTCTTGGCGCTGGTTGATTTGCATTCAAACCCAAAGTGGCCAATTGGACTGTCAATAATTACATCACACGGCTGCTTATAGTATCGCTGTTGTGGCCAGCGTCTGACATCTGCAGGTATGTCTTTAATGCGAAAATAGTTTTCAAACGATTTGACAATGCTGCGTTCAAAGTTCATTTTGGTTTAAGAAATAGGTTACTATTGAGGACTAGAATTGTAGGTGGTTCCAGCAACGACCGTGGCACAACTTCCAGATCGCAGGTGATTGCACGCCATATTCTGCAGCAAGCCACGTTTGTTTCTCGCCAAAAAATTCGCGGACCTTTATAATAAATGCATCATTGTCTGAAAGTTTGGCGCGTTGATTTAGTTGACCCCTCTGTTGTGGAAATTCTTTGTGGCCCCATCTTCCTTTGTTGCAACTGTCGATGGTGTTTTCTCTGGCGGTTCCCAAGAAAAGATGCGAAGGATTCACGCACAACGGATTGTCACAAGAGTGCAGCGCATTCAATGAATCATCAATTTCTCCGTGCTCGAGCAGATATGCTATGCGTGATGCGTTTGGATATTCATGTTTCCCGTTGCGTGTTATCACGAAGTGACCATAACCTAATGTATTCTTTGCGCCGCGCCACAACCAGCAATCATCATCGGAGCGGTTCTCGAGATCAACTTTGGACCAGAACCTATTATGCAATCGGTGTTGCCATCCGTAAATATCCTCTAAAATCATCATATCCATATAGGTGGATATGCTATTTATTTGTTGTCTCTTTTCTCCGGTGCTGCAAATCCTAGACAGCAACGACAGTTAATGGCCATTCCGGGCATTGTAGTGCCATCTTCACAATCAAATTCCGATCCTGCAGGAACGGTTTCGCCATCCATAGCGGCATGGGCCGGTCTGGTTCTATCATCGTCGGTAGCGCACCAAAGTAGATCTAAGGTGCTTCCTGCGTCTTTGCTTTGTTGTAAGGTAGCGGTATTATACGCCGAAACTGTCTCGCTTCTAGCTATCCTAGTCGCGCGCCAGGTTTCCATATCGTCACCAAAGCAGTCCTTCACGCGCGCCGTGGTTTTGTCCATCGTTTCACCTTCTTCAGCGCCACTGAAGATTGCATTCTTAATCATGTCTTTGGTTTCGCTGGCGAGCCCTTTTATTTTATCGCCAGTGTGGTCTGCCATATAGTGGGCCACGTAGGTCAGCCAGGCGTTGGCCTTCTGTTCGTGGCCACCAAAATTTTCTGTCGCAAAAGTGTATGCGCTGCTGCCTGCGCTTTCCCAAATGCGCCTGATCATTAAGCGCATCAGTGGATCGAAAGAATCAACTACGTTGTTGACTTCTTCAATTCCTTTTGGAACTGCTGCCATCACTGGCTGCTGCATCTGGTGGAATGCGTTCTGCACTATCTTTTCAGAAAAAGGAAAAAAACGATCGCGCCTTTTGGACAGCGCCCTGTAGTATCTCCGTTGCTGTTCCTTAACGCGCAGATCATATGCCATCGTAATACCCTTTTAACACAGGTAGGCCCTGGCGGCCGGCCCGTTATTTTAACCGTTTTGTATAACCATTCCAATGCTTCAGTTCGGGGTTGTTTTCCACATAAATAAAAGGAAGCGCGTTTGGCGTGCTGCACCAGGGACATAGTGCAACAAAATCCACGCACGCTATTTTAAAAGGTTTGTCGCACGTCGAGCAGTGAACAATTGGCAGCACGTCTAGCTGCTGGACATCTTTGCTTTGATTTCAGCAATTGTTTGCATCAGTGCTGCTGCAGGTTCTGGCCCTGCAGGTGGCGCATTGCCATTCCCTGGCGGAGAGCCAACGCCAGGTGGTTTTTCTGCTGGCGGAGTAACAGCAGGCGTGGCTTCAGCGCCACCTTTTCCGGTGTCAACAGTTAAAAGTACAGTGGGTTCCAGGAACACTTCACAATCTGGCCTGGCTTCAAAGCCCACATCTTCACGCATTTCATTCACAGTGATGATTCTGTTTTTAACTAAATCAGCGAGCCATGCAGCTTTCGTGGCCAGGTCATCCTGCAGAACTGTGATATTTTCCAGATCTAGTTCAAATTTATAATCTGTTCCATAGTCTGGCGCTAGAAAGTGATTAAGACCATCAATAACTTTTCCCATTAGCGGCAGAATGCTGCGCGTGTAAACCTGCCGCATTGCCTGGTCCTGATTTTCATAAGTGGCCTGGCCAAACAGCAGTTCCTTTGGTATTCCGAGAGCCATACAGATTTCGTGCGCAGACAGGTCCATGACTGTTGCCCAATCCATGTCTTTGGGACTGCCAGAAAGTTCCTGGAAATCACGAACGCCATCAAGCAACGCATATCTGCCAGCACTGGAAGCGCCAGCGTGCTGTAGAACGTTATCTTCAATTTCTTCCTGCTGGTTTTCTGTCAATGGTGCTTCACCAAAGAATACGCCACCCAAACCAACAGTGTTTTCAAGCTTTGCCTTATTCCATTCACGTGCAACGTTGTTAAGAAAGATGCTGCTGGTTGCTGCCTCTGCTGGCGAAACGCCATCAAGATTGTTGACAGGATCAACCAGTGTGCTGTGCAGGACTTCTTCAGGTTGATAGGGTATTGTGTTCTGCGTGGTTTCGTTTGGAATATATTCATAGTGGTCAACGCCACCAGTGTCATTTGGATAAACCTTAACTTTATCAGGGCGCAGCAACTGCAATTGGTTGTTTGGTTTCGCTTTGTGAACAAACGCGTTGCCAGTAAGTATCAAATGCAGCAACCAGGTTTCCTGGAAGTCATGCCAGTTCTGTTCGTCAGATGGCCAATCCAAAATCTGATTCATTGGGTGGCCTTCCACATCTGTCCAGGTGGTTTTTGTTTCACCTTCATTTGATGGATCTGGAACCATTGTTTTCTTAACAACGCCAATATCAATATCACTGGCGCTGTCAATCAACAGTCTGCACCCTCTGTAAAAAATAGGGTTCGTGCTGTAACCTTCAATGGCCATTGCCATGAAGTCCCTGCTGATCTGGATTGGTTGGCCAGGCGTGACGGTTATAATGCGCTGCTGGAAGTTGCCGCCACCAATTCCACCACCACCATATTGCTGATTAATCAGCGAGCCAAGAATATCTTTCACTCTAGAAGGAAAGCTTTTCTTTGGCGTTATGATTTTATACGTCTGTGTTTTATTAACTCGTTGTGCCATTTGAAATCATCACTGTGTTGTTAAGATGAACGTGGCAGGCAGCGCAGGTTGTTGTTGCGTCAAAATATGTTTTCCACACAAAGAAACCAACCACTGCGAAAGAAAAGGAAATAGCCAGAATAAGAAGCGCCATCACTAAGTTCCACTGCCACCTTTTAACCAAAATCGGCATATGTGTTTATTCCTGTCGTTATGCACTATTTGGTTTGCGCATATGCATTATGTCAGCCACATCTTCCTTTTGTGCATCGCGCCATTTCTGCAGGTCAAAGTCTTTCATTTCTGTATATACGCATTTGCCATTCTTTGCAACCACGATGCATATATGATGTTCGCCTGGCTCGCCCTGAATAACCCAATACCTGCCGTCTGGCACAAACCATCTGAAATGGTCGCTGTCAATCCATCCGTGTTCATACACTGTGGACATATCAACATCTTGTGCAAACCCACGTTCGTCTGTAGATTTTTTTACCACTCTAAACAGCACAAGTGGCGCTGCCTTCACGTGTATAATCAGTTCTGCAAACTTCTTTTCTTTCGTCATCATTTATCTCACCACCTAATCATTCAATCCGCCACCTGGCTTTCTGCCAATCATCTTCTGCATACTTGTTTATAGTTTCCTGTCTGCATTTAGCGTGAACAACCCATATGTTTGTGTATGCAATCTTATCCGAGCCTTCCACGAACGGGGATTTGAAAAATGGCGCACGATATTCACCTGCAGGAATGACTTGATTGCAGATGCTGCAAATGAATTCAGGCTTCAGTATGATGTTCTGGATCACTGCAGAATGGTCACGAACGTATTTATCAAAGTGATGGTTGCCTTCTGTCGCGCTGCGTTCCATTTCCCACGCAATGCGCAGCAGGTCTGTCAGTTCTGTGTATGTGTCATGGCCATCATTTTTCCCTGGTGATTTATCACCAAGTTTGCAGTCATCACATTCGTGCATCATTCGTTTATCCTAAATTTTTTGGCACCGTTATGATTGCGCACTGTAACGGTGCGCCATTTGTTTAAGTCCTGCAGATTCTTTGCTGCCGTCCTGTAGTTTTGATTTGTTGCTGCCGCCACTTCTTTAATTGACAACTCCCCGCCACGCTGTGCGCGCAATACGCGTTCAACATCATCTTGTGCCATTTCTTTTATATTCCAAATGTTTTTTCCAATTGCAATTGAAACACAAAACCTGATAGCCTTCTGGATAATTATTATTTTTTAGCCACTGGTAAAAATACCATCCAGGGTTTGCAAGTCTATGTGCATATCCGTCATTGTTTATGTGGTCAATTGCCAAAACGTCAACATCAGATTCGCCGCAATTATTACAACAAATGCTGTCGGAATATGATTCAAGTGCAGAAATTTTTAATTCAAATCTTCTGTTGCGTTCTTTTTCTGCGCGTTCGTCTTTGTGTGCAGCATTCCATTTGTTGTTTCTGGCACGTATTTTATCTTGATTCATTAAGCGATATTGCTTATCATATTCCGCCTGCAGTTCTTTTGTTGGATACGCCATGATTATTTGTTGTTACTCCATTTCCACAAATCGAGCACCTTTAGAAATATTTCAAATTCCTGTGCTATTTCGTGATAATGCATATGCAATTTAGGAATAAAACCATATGCTGGTGTTATGTGAATGACAAAGCACAAATCAGGACGTGTGCCATGTGTTTCCTGGTAGGCCATCGCATACGCTGCCATCTGAAGGCGGTGGTTTTTGTAAATTGATTTCCCTGATTTAAAGTCTATAAGCGCAGTTATCGGTTCACCACCTTCCACATGATTTTTCATTTTACAAACCAAATCAGCAGTTCCTGCATAACCGTATTTATCGCTGTATAACGTAAGCTCGGTTTGTTCATCAGAAATTTCATTGTCAACAAACCACGCACCAGCGTTCTTGATAAGTTTCGTCATATCAGGATCATTTGCCAGCATTGGTTTTATATCATCGCCTTTAATCCAGCGTTCCAGGACGTTATGAATATATGTGCCGCGTGCGCCTGCAGCATCGCGCGTGATGTCTGGCTGTTTTTTGGCTTTTAACAACAGCAGGTCAATGTCAACATCACGCCCTTCTGCCAGCAGCGTCATATAATCGTGCGCGATGCAGCGCGCCATTTCATTCATCTTCCAGGTTGCCAGAAAAGGTTTGTCTAATACGCCAAGAATCCACGTAACACGTGGTAGGTCTTTGCCATCTTTTTGATAATGTGTGCCATCAAATCCCATTTAATCACTCCTTATTTACGAATACCGCCAAACCATTTAATTCTAGTTCTGCCGCGTGCTGCCTGCAGCATTCCGATTGCGCCAGCAACTGCATCAAGTTGATCATCATGATTTCCGTCAGGGTAAAGCTCGGCCTCGTCTAACCAATCAGAAATCCACGCGCCACTGATAAGTTTAAGATTTCCTGCTTCCGCGTGGCTGCTGACAATGGCGATTCGTGATTGTTTGGGACCGGTTGGCCTGTATGCTTTCAGGTTGCGATCCTGCAGCACGTTGCGCCTGTAGTAGTCCAGCACCTGGATGCCGGAAGCGCCAGGTTCCTGTTCCATCACAATCGCTGTGCCTGGTCCGTCTGCGTCTGCTGTTCGTCGTATCAGTGATTCGACATCGTGCGCAGTGGACTGCGTTTTAACTATATTAACCAGGTAGTAAACACCGTCCTTAATTGCAACCAACGCGCCGGCAGTCCAATCAGGATCACGCCCTGATGCAGACTTTGGCGTTGCTGCGATGTCCCAAAATCTCACACGTGTGCTGCCTGCCGGAAGTGCTGGCATAGTTTCAAACCACTGGCGCAGGAAGAAGCCACCAGTTGCCACCTGATCCCAATTGCCATCAAGCAACTGTGCGCGTGTGACAGGATCAAGATTTTGCAGGCTCTTTTCATATTCAACACTGTCCAGATATGGATTGTCACGCGCCCACGCGCGAATTACTGTGCGCCCTTTGGTTTCGCCTTCAACCAGGAAGCGCTGTTTAACCCAATTGTGTCCCCTGCCGCCAGGATTGCTGGTGGACCAGATACGCAGTGGAATGGGATCATCTTTGGTTGTCCGGTTTCTGCTGAATAGGTATAGATAATGTGGTTCGATAAACTGTGTCAATTCATCAAAGCCAACAAACTGCCACTGCGCACCCTGGTATTGGTCCAGGTCTTTCTGTGTTGCTAAATATCCAAAGGTTATTGTTGCACCAGAAGGGAATGTCCATTGCTTTTCAACAGCATCCCAATGTGCTGTTTCGCCATTCACGCTGATGCCATCAAGCCATTGGTGGCTAACATCCATCAGTGCGCCAGGTAGTGCCAGATCCTTATAGGTTCTGCGCAGTATTAACGCGTTGTATTGTGGCTCGGTCACGTATTGCAGGGCAGCCATCATCAATGACCAGGATTTGCCTGGTCCTGCTGCACCACCAAATAAGCATTCACGCGTGGAACAGCGCAGGAAACGTGCCTGTTTGCCATATGGATCTAGCCAATCATCATTCGGCAGTTTGATGCTAGAGATCCAGGGATTCAGATAGACTGTTTCCAACAGTCGCAAATCATCTTCTGTTGGATTTACATCCTGAACTTTCTGCAGTGTTGTTTTGTCTGTGATCATCTTAATATCAACAACCAATTGATTGTGTCCATTTATCTACCTGCGATATTTAGAGAAAAATTTTGTATCAACTTAAACAGCGACCACCAGCGACCTGAATTTTCCCAGGATCAAAAGCCAAACCATGTTAATCATTAGCAAAATTGAACAAAATATATCTTTTGTTTAATGACAAACGCCAAATTGGAAATGGATTGCAAAGAAGATACAAAAGATATGTTTTGTATCGTTTTGTTTCGCATTTTGCCTTCCGTTGGTTGCCTGTTAGTATATCCACAACAACCTGCATCATTCTTTGGAAACATCTATGACTTGTTGTTTCCATTTGTCTATACGTTCATTGATTGGTTGTGTGTCTATACTGCCACTGTGTTTGATTTCCTGCGTGCTGTGCGTTCCGTATTCATCCTTCCACCTGTGTTCTGCCAACCATTCCATTGCCTTTCTGTCACCTTCTGTTGCCTTCTTCTTTATGCCAGACAGAACATTGCGTTGAAGTTGCGCCTCGGCGTTAAGTATTTGTTCGCGAAACTTATGATACTTTGCATTATAATCTGGATCATCAGGACCAGGTTCGCCTTCTTTCATCCAACGGTTGAACGTGCCATAAGATACACCACACGCATCACACGCCTTATTATAATACATCGCATCACTAATACAACCAATAAGATTCTTGGTTAATGCACGCGTCAGTTTGCTTGGCCTTCCACCCTGCCTTCCTTTAACCATTCAATCACATCCTGCAAAGTCTGCATCATAACACGTCAATGATGGATCATCACTGGACACATCACGCGGCCAGGTATGTGCCACCATTATCTTCTTTATGCGTTGCACTGTATGCATCATCATTGCTGAATATGGATGTGCCGCATCAATGTGGCATTCATAGAATGGATATAACAACCGCCCTTCATATGGCTTCAACAGTTCATATGATGGTTCAATATCAGGCGTTGCATCCCTATCATAAACCACACGATAGAGTTCATCTGCTGCAAAATGTGCAGGCATTGTTAGACGTTCACCACACTGATCACTGATGCAGGCGTGACACCTGTTGGCGTTGGTCCTATTTCTGATTCAGCAATTATGGTCCAGAAGTCAGACGCGATTGCGTTTGTAATATACGCGTTTGGAAGTCTGCCAAATCCTTCATACCCCCAACTTGTATTCCAACTATTCACAAGCCACAGATTGCTTGCATCATAGCCACAGAACAGCATACAATGCCCACCTGCAACCGGATCACTGCCACTTGGATATGGAATAATTGGCAATGCATTTGCACTTCCACCAGCAACATTAAAGATGCTGTCATAAACAGTGGTTCCAAACGTCACACAAAAGCCAGATGCCAATGCAGTCTTTATGTTAAGAAGGGATTGCGCACTTCCTGCAGTTGAATCAAGTGCATAATAGTTTGTGCTTTTATTCTTAACTGCGTCAGTTGCACAGGAAGCAGGCGGCGTTGCATCAATGTTCGTGTCAAATGGCCACAATGATTCGTGGCAAATGCCATATTGATCAGTTGCCTTCACACCTGCACGCACGTCTGCGCCATTATCACCTGGAAATGTGCCTGATAATATTCGCGCATTTCTATATTCATATTTAATATTGCCAGGAAAATACTTTCCAGTAAGACGCACCTGGCACGATTCAAACAACTTGGTCACGCCTTCAGAAACACAACAACCAATGCCATCCTGGTCATTTACGCTTAAAATTTGGCTTCGTAAATCAACAGTTGTTGGAAGTTTCTGCACCATCCTGTGCCTAATATCATCAAACTTATAATCCCTGTGATCTGGTTGCTGCCTGAGCCATCCGCCCTTAAATTGTTCTTTATCCATTTTCTATTCACCCATATCGCGCACTTCAATTCTAGTGCGCCCTTCTGCCTGCATTCTAGTAACTGCTTTTGCAGATGCCTGTTTCATAAACGCTGTCATCCACGTTTCAAAGTCAACAAGTGCAGCATCTGAAACTTGTGTTGCGCCTGCTGAAATTAATTCGTGTCTTAATTGGTTTTTGCTTATCATTTTAAATCAATCCCTTTGGTTCATCAATAAATCCAATACAATCTTCCTGGCGCGTTTTCTCATTAATCACACAGTTGTCATACACGCGCACATAGATTTTGCCATCACCATCTGTTCTTGGAAAAACACGAAAAAACAATGACGTGCATTTGAAGCATTTTTTAAACACTTGTTCCAATCCATCATCATCATCAAATTTGACATTAAACACGATGCTTTTATTTGCTTCGTGTTCGTGTGTTGTTGCTCTTTGAACAATCATTGCAGAATTTCCTTTTACGTGTGCCTGCCAGTTTGACAATTGAATTTCCTACCCGTTTGCGCCAGACAATTTCAAATTCCGAGCCACACTTTTCACACGTCAGTATGTCTGCCTGTTCGTATCGTGGCCTGTCAATTATCGATCGTGGCGCGGTCATCATCTAGCCTGTGATAGAAAATCAGGACATCCAGCACCCATTGCGTTCACCATCAATGGCGCGCCTTCATCGTCATACAAATAATTGCACTGCCTAAATATCGTGCCGTCAGTCTGGATAAAAACAAACATACCGTTTGCGCGCGCACAGAATTCACACACAACTGGCGTTCTACTGTTTGCAGTGTTCATTCTTTCACATCAGCACAAGAATCACAAGTGTTTCCTGGTTGGTCAATCCATTTGGGTTTTCCACACAAAGAACAGTTCTTTAATATTTGCCACTTATAATCTGGCGCTGCTTCATCACTCACGGCAGTCCTGCGCAACCGATCAGCCTTATTATATTCCGCGCCTGGAATCATCGTTTACCGCCAAGCATTTCACGCTAGTTTTGCTATATACGACTTCCAACCAGACCAGGCGGTTCCACCCCAAGTGTTGGTGTATTCAGAACCATTGGTTCCTAGAACATACACAACCAGATTATTCATTGCATATGCCACCGCTTCCAGGCTAGAACCTTTAGGTGTCAACCCACCCAGGTTTTTCCAATCTGCCGACCACACACCGGCTGCAGTCATCGCTTTTTCAAACACAGACGTGGTGGTTCCTATCACATACACACGAAGGCTGCCATCTGGAAGCGCGACTGCCTTTGGCGCAGCAATGCACTTTCCACCCAAAGATGTGAATGCAGATGCCTTTCCGGTTGTGTCTATCGTTCTATACCAACATGCCTGATCCGATCCCGTTATAAATTCATATCTCATTTTGTTCACCAACGTTATTTCAGAAATACAACTTGCAGGCGTTATTGTTGACACAGGTGCTGGTCCTGTTCCACGTGGTGGATATTTTGCCTGCATAGCCGCAACAATGCCTTCAAAACCCAGCGCCTTATATTGGCTCAACATATTATCATTAATGCCTGCCCAAATAGCAAAATGATCCAGGCCACCATTTGCAGCCATCCAATCTGCCATCGCCATATAGGTCAGGCCAGTTCCTGCCTGGCTGTTGGATAAAATAGGATTGCCATATGTCCAGCAGCCTGCTAATATTCCATTCTTCTTTCCCGCGCGGCAGCCCTGTTGGATATACTGCCATTCGCTGTCGTAATAACTTTCCCAGGAATTCCACACAGTGAATGGATGGCTGTAAAAGTCTTTCCAAAGGCCACACTGGTCACAGTTATAATTCATATAACCTTTGAAATACTGCTTTAAAATATCCAGGTCGCCTGATCTGCCGCCTTCACTGCTGACGTATTCCACGCCAGCATTCTTCAGCATCTGGAAGTAGCCAGCAAAGTTGGACAGTGGTGCTGTTACCTGACCACCTGCCCATATCACCTGCTCAATGTCAACAACCACAGCAAAGCCTGCCGCCTTCAGTGCGTTAATAGCTGCTGCTGGATTGCTCTGGTCTGAAACCACAAGTTGCGCGGTGTCAAAATGGTGCGCCTTAAAATAGTTCACCGTGTTGCCGTCAAAAACAGCATTCGGCGTTATTGAGAATTGGTAACTTATTTGCACGTTAATCATCTGTCTTTTTTCTATATATAAACTTCTGTTATTTTGATATGCTTTTCGTGCTTCTTTATGCCTCTGGTAATATGTCACAATTAAAGCACCTTCCTGTTTAATATCTGTTTCGATTCTATATATAAACTGTCACCACTAATCACAAACCGTTCCCCCATAGTAGATTTTATGCATGTAAAGAAAAAATATAAGAATGCACATATTACTTTAGGTTATTACAGGGGAACGATTTCTGGCGTGCCATCTGCAGCCACACAGGTCATAAATTCGGGCGTGCCATCGTCACTGTAAAACACATCAATTTCGTCTGTCTTTGGTCTGCGTGCAATCTTCTTTCCTAATTCGGTAACAAAATATTTTCCGTCTTTTCCGCACGCAACCAATCCGTGTTCAACACATTCGTTCAGCGTTTTTTGAAATTCGTTTCGCATTATTAATTTATCAATCATTTTTTATATCACTCCATATCAAATTTTGTCATAACACTTTCAGGCACATATTCTTCTATTAGTGGCACAAGTGTGCGCACAGCACCGACATATTCTTTTTTTATTGCCCACGCGTCTGCATTCTTCCTGCCTTCAAAGTCTGCGTCTTTTTCTGCTTCACCAGCAACTTTTTCAATCAATCCGAGAGCGTGTAAATCTTCAAGTGTGCGCCTGGTGTATGTGGTTGACATTCCTGTGAACTGCGCCACCATCGTTGTTGAACGCAACGTTTCTTTCATTCGTTCCAGCACTTTCACTTTGGCCAGTGGTATGTTATCTTTAATAATCCTGTAAGCAAAATCCCTGTCATCATCGTTTGCTTCACGCTGATGAATGAATGCATGCACGCGTGCCATGCTGCAGATTGCCTTAAAAAGTCTGGTTGGATATTCTGCTTCAGGCAGCGCGTCAATATTCTTCTGCCAATCACGCGAAACATGCGCACGCACTTTTGCCAGAAATGCACACAGGTTCAATATGTCTGCTTCCATCGCATTTGGAAGTTCTGGCAATTCTTCACGTTGAAGGCGCTGATGCTGATGATCAATGAATGCCATCGTTGCTTCATGCAGTTCCTGGCGCATTTCTGTTTCCTTTCCCATGTTTTCAATTGACTTTAAACTGGCTTTTATTGGATCGCCTTTTGGTCTAAAGAACATTAAGCGTGTTCCAAGTGTCGAATTAAACCCTGAAAATTGTTCAATCGCATTTGTGCTTGCAAACAGAATGCTGCTGTTAATATCCCAATAAAATTTGTCAACCCCCCGTCCCCATGGTTTATGGTAAAATCCATCTGACAGTTCACGGAATTGTGCAAACACCAGGTTGCGTTCATCCTCTTTTGCAGACAACAATGTTGTCAAATCCTTAATCACAATCATTCTGTGTTGCAATTGTGGAATGACATCTTCATTTGCTTTCCACCCAGAAATCAAACTGCTTTGTGTTAATGTGCTGAATGGATAAACAAATTGGTTGTCACGTTCACCAAACACGCGCATCATTTCCGTTTTCATACTTCCAGAAGGGCCAACAATGCCAAAATATGTTGGCTCGTAATTGCAGAAGTTCAGGACTGCCGCGCAAATTGGCGCTATGATGTTATATGGTTCAATAAAGAATGCCCACTTATGAAATATTTCCAGCAGTGCATCAACTGTGTTGCATTCCATTGTGATTGCCTCAATTGGAATAATCACATCACGGTTTGGAACCTGTTTGCCATCGAATTTGACAATTGCTTTAATCTGATCGCCAGGTATTGTCATCGAACCAGCAGTGCCTGGCGTTCCAAGTGGCGCAGTGTCAATGTGATTTGACGTGACAAAATCAATTCCCTTTTGTATATCGCGTTCCAGGGTGCGTTCTTTAATCGGCAGTTTGCTGCGATGCAGTATTTCTGCAATCACATCAGGATCTTCTGTGAACGGCACGCACCTGGAAATCAATGATTCGCGCCCTTCTGATGCAGACCAATCAGGGTTCATTGATTTATAATCGCCATAAAACAATGTTGTGAATTCTGCACCCTTCTTTGATGCCTTTGCTTTTGCTATAACATAATCAGCTTCGTCTGCATAATCAGCCTTTGATAGTGGCTTTTCAAATCGCTGTTTGGTTGAACCAAAAACTTCATCGTAAATTTCTTTCAATTCAGTTTCACGTGATTCGATTGTTGCAGGAAATTCTGGCCACATATTTCCTGTAAAAGTCATAAACCTATTTTCAGACCAGAATTCAATGTTGCCCTTTTTATTATGTTCACCAGGTGCAGGTGAACGCACCCACACGTGGAAGCCTTCACCAGATGGCGAAATTTCTGTGTAAGAATTCAGCTTTTTAATCCTGTCTGTTGCAACACTGTCAATCATTCCACCATCAATGCAATGATCCAGGTCAACAGCAGAATAAGGATCATTGGCAGACAGCACGAACCCCACGCCATCATAACGATCAAGCGCATCAACGCATTCATCAAACGTGGACCACGTGCTGCTGTCTGTGCTGCTGGCGCGTTTATCTGTGCGTGGGTTCATTGGGATTTTATCTTTTGTGTTAAAATTAACCCACTGGCGCAAATCGCGCAGTTCAATAGGAATGTTTTGGATATTCATGATAAGAAAGAAAAAAGAAAAAGGTTGCGTTTATGCAACCTTAATTCTTAACAGCACTTCGGGCGCGTTGTAGTGTGCATAAACAGCATACACAATTGGAATTACAAACGAAATCCCAAATGTGAACACTGCCAGGATTAGTGCCACAACGATTGACACAATCCAACCTGCTGCAGATCCCCAAGATTTCTTTTTCAGCAACACAGTGCTGCTGCCTTCTTCTTTCACAGTGAATCCCTGCGTCATGAAGTCGTCAACCACACGATCCATTTCTGCCTTATCGGCAACTTCCCTTATTCGTGGACTTACCATATTTTATCACCTACTGGTTCCTTATGTATTCGTCTGCTGTTTCTAATCTACAAGCCAGAAGTTCATTTCATCTGTTCCAATACATTTTGCGCGCACCCAACCTGCAACAAAATTTAATGCAACAAGTGCGTCTGTCTTTTTCACGCTGTCTGCCATTCTTTCACTCCGTGTTGTGTGGGCAATAACCATAAAACCCATATGACAGATTGCAGTTGTGACACAAAACCCTAAAACCTTCTGGAAAATCATTTCTGATAATCCATAGATAGAATCCTGCGCCACATCCTACTTTCTGCCTGTGTTTATGCCCACCACCATTTATGTGGTCAATACATAGAAATTCTGATGCAGTTTCGCCACAGCATTCACATTTTGGATTGCCATTTGAATAATGCAATAGAACTTCTTTTCTTTTCTTCTGCGTGTATTCCTTTACATATGCAGCACGTTTTTCTATGCGTTCAGGAAATAATCCATATTTGCGTTTTGGTGCGCAGTCCGCGCAATATCGCTGTCTGCCATATGCTTCAATTTCCGTTCCACAAAACGTGCAGTTTTTCTTCATCGTATTGTTGATTGTTTCTTTGTTGGAACCCTGATTTTATCCACGTTGTTGTAAAGCCCATTGCTCGTCTTTGACACCAATATTTCACACGTAGTGCCGCGCAGTTCCTTCAGGCGCATTGGGAATGGTTCATTCACATCTTTTCCCAACATTTGTGCAACAACAGCTTTCAAACCACTGCGCGCACCCCAACTGCGATTGACACGCGTGGCCAGAAACACATCTTCATCAGTTTCAGCGTCTTTGGCGCTGACTTTAAACCACAGCATTATTTTATCAATGCCTTCTGCGTGCCATTGGTCAACAACTTTGGGCAGCACCTGGTAGTTTTCAAACGTGGCCAAATACCAATCGTCATCCAACAACACACGTGGACCATCCTGAAATTCAATTTCTTCCGGTTCTTCAAATTGTTTCATATTATTACTCCGTTAATGCAGCCTGCACTGTTGCCAGTGCTTCTGTTACAACTTCCCTGTCCATTGCACGAACAGACATATACAAATAACCTTCTAGAAACCGAAGGCTGTTTATTGCTTCTTGGTTTTCCATTTGTTCACTCCTTTCTGTTTATTCATTCACGTCTGATTCTGTTCCGCTGCAGATCAACATAGTGAAATCACATGCCGGTCCGCTATAATCAGGCGTGTATGACTTTGTATATAACTTGTCACAATGTTTGCAGTCAGTCTGCCATGCCACTGGCCTGTTCTTTAGTCTGCAAAACACGTGCGTCATTTCAACATTCCACCACGTTCTGTGCAGCCAACGCTGTTGCTTCTTTCATCGCCGCGTTCAACCGTGTGATTTCATCAGCCATTTCTTTCATTCGCACTGCTGCTTCCTGATTGATTTCCAAATAACGTTCACGCTCGCTGCTGCACGTGTTAAGTTTTGACATCAATTCCGCATTCTTTGTTGACAACTGTTTGACCAGGTTGCATTCTGCGCACTTTTGGTTCTGTGCAATCGTCAGCGCGTCAACTTCTGCTTCCAGTTCTGCGATTGTGTTTGCCGCAGCGTCTGGATCAGTCATATGTTCAATGCTTTCTTCATTAATCATTTTTCACCAACTTCAAATCATCAGTGTGCTTCGATTCGTTATATATTCGCCTGCGTTTCTTGATGCAGGAAGTGCAGATTGCAACGTGCCATTTGTTCAACAGCACGCCACAGTCTGCGCATCGTCTTTCGCCATCGCACAATGTTTGTTCAACCACCATTTGTCCACCTGCGCAGCCGGTTTTCAATCATAAGCAGCAGACCAAGCGCCAGTGCTGCTTCAATGAAGATGGCCATATCTGTCAATTCTGTGATATGATCGCGCTGCTGGTCTGCAACACGACTTTCCAGGTTGCTCGTTGTGACACAAATGCTGGCCAGTTCTGTTGAAATCAACAATTTATTTTCGCTTTTTTCGCTGCTTTGCAACTAAATCACCACCATTGTGGCAAATGGCTGCCTTCCCTGCGTGTGTCATTTCGTCATATGTGCGCAGTTCTGCTGGCCCAACTTCGCGTTTGCATTCATCACATTCATAAGAATTTTTTGGATCGCGCGATTTAAACCCACAATACGGGCAATACAGGGAATACTTGGTTGCTGCCATTGTTATCGCACCTTCTTTGTCACAATGCCATGAAGGTCAACTTCTGTTTTTTGTTTATAGAACGGTATTGTAGTGCCTGTGTCTGTGCGCAGTGATGTTTCCACCAGTGTGTTGTCAACAGTCAACGTTTTTATCTGCAGTTCATATGTGGTTTCGTGGCCATCGTGCAACACCAGGGTGGCTGTCATCAGTCATCCCGATATTGCTTCAACTCTTTGCGTGCTGCGTCCAGACCAGCTTCTGCTGCCGCCAGCTTCTGTTCTAGAACATATACCTTTTCAGCATTTGCGCCAGATTCTTTAAAGTGTGGACAGTTATAGGACATTTCTGGCCAAACCCACACAAAGTTGTTCGTCTGTTTGCTCTGTTTATTCCAGTATGCGCACTGGAAGCTGTTCATCTGTTCGTCAGTGTCAAATTCAAAATCTAACACTTCTGTGCAAAATCTACAGTTTTTATTACTTACCATTTTTGTTCACTCCTTTTAAATCTACAGTCCACGGTTCAATCACTTTTAAGTTCTTTGTAAATGCAATCAAGTGGTCTGCTAGTTTCTGGTTTGCAGTCACTGTATGGTTGCCGAGATCAATTAATTCTGTTTTTTCGTTCCACGAATTCTTATATAACAGTGGATATTTGTGTTTAGGTTTCATGCGCTTATATCCAACACTGACGGGGTTGCGCTGTGGCTTCTGCCGTTTTGGCGATGCCATAATTGGTGCTGTTTCCTTTTCATTCTTCCACATATCATCAAGTATGCCTTCAAACTTCATGCTGTTGCATCTGTCAATGCCTGAACGGATGTCGAAACTATTTATCAGCACCTTATACGTCATATTTTCCAGATGCACTATTGCATACCAGTTCTGTGGAAGTGCAGTCACACTAGCACCGTTTTAAAAAGCACAATGTCCGCAGCCAGGATTAACAAAATAAGCTGCGCCAATGCCAACACAACCAGGATTTGTCCAAGCTGTGTGTTCTGAAAAAACTGCTTCACGCTCTTTGGTTTCATTTTTCTGTTCACTCCTGCCGTTCCAAACAGCATCAGCAGCCAGGTGGCGGAGATGAAAAGACCAACCCTGGCTGTTGCCAGATACCGAACGACACCATACAGATGAGCCTTAGACTATTTATAATTGCTGTTTGAAAGCGGGATTGCTAAACTTCATCAATCAGTGGCAGCGTGGATTCTTTTGGCTTCAGCTCGTCACTAACTTTGAAGTGAAACATCTTAAACAACACAGCCCTGCGTGCGTGGATGTCATTCATCACTTCACGGTGCAGTTCTAATGACCACACGCCGTGTGCAATAAATTCTGTGTCCTGTAAAAGTGAAAGGATGTGGCCAAATGCAGCATACTGGTGGCTGTCGTGAACGTCATAAACACGTTCAACATAATCCTGTTTTTCTTTGTCCCAAACACGAATTCCGGCAAATTTCAGACAGTGCAGTTCTTTGTCAATCCTGCGCAGCTTCATTTGACAGCGTTGGAAAGGAACAGTATCATGTGCATCTGGTTGCATTTAGGCATCCAAATGTGTTGCACTGTTGCCGGTTATACTTTGCGCGTGCGCAACATATAAGAAGCAAAAAAAGAAAGGAAAGGATTGGATTTGAAGGCCACAAAAACAGAAAAATTTGTTCACTCCTTCCCATATTCGTCTGCGTTTTGCTAGTGGCCTTCGTTCCTTTTTAATTTATTTCTCTGGCGTGAATTTGTTGTTTTCAATCGTCACCATTGGATCATATGCGCCAGTGCTGGCTTTTGGTGATGACATTTCAATGCCGCCAACTACTTCTGTAGAAAGTCACACTGCCGTTTTTGACATCAGCACGCGTGACCAACAGACACAGTGGATCAGCACCCTGTATAACCCAATATTCGCCATCAGGGACCATCCAGAAAAATGTTTCACTATCCCGCCAACCGTGTTCAAAATTCAGCGTGACATCAGCACCATCCATCTTACACAGACGGATTGGTGGCGCAATTGCCTGGACACATAGTTTTGTTACATTCATTTGTTTCACCTTCAGTTTTCGTTATCCATCAGATAAACCAGCAGTTCATCCACAGATTTGCAGCCACGTCTGTATTTCAAATCCATAGTGCGCAGCCAGGTTTCCCTATTCACGCGCAGTGTCTTTGTTTTCGCTGTCATTTACTGCTGTCCTCACCATGTCAACATACATTTCATGGATGAAATGTGTTGCTTCTTTGATTGTCTTATTCGCTTCTGCTGCAGTCATTCCAACCTTCAGCCGTCTGCCAATTTCCACGCCACAATCTGCAGCTTCACCATATGCCAGCAGATCTTCTGTGGTTTTATCACGAAATGGATTTGGCAACATTTCATCGTCTGCTGCGTGCAGCTCGATCAGCGCCAGGGCAACATTGCTGATCAATTTGGCGTGCGCATTGTATTGTTCAATCATCGCTTCATCCAACACAACGTCTGTCATGCTGTCCAGCAGTTCATCAACCATTTTTGACATTTCTTCATCTGACATTGTTTTTAATCACTTCCTTCGATGGCAACTGCCATCACTGCAACTTTTTCAAGTTTGTCAGCAATTCGCTTCAACTGCCAAGCCAGTTCCATTTTCAGGAACTGGTCAACGGTTGTAAGTTCACACGCGCCCAAAAAATCAAAGTATTCGTTGCGTGCTGCGTGGTATTTTTCATCATTCGACATTTTCACATACTCCATCAATACACTTCACTGACAGTTTTTCACAGTCCAGGCAATAATGATTCGTCTGGAAGAAATCATAGGTTTCACATGGGTGCATACAATCACGGCATGGAATTGACTGTGGATAGTTTGCACACGGCATGGGGATTTCACATTCTGTTGCCATTTTTTCACCTGCTTCCATCTGAAATCACGCACCCAACTTTAGCCACTTGGTTTCTGCACCAAAAGTGTTCAGCCACTGCAGTTCTTTGCGTTCCTGTCGTGACAGCTTCGATTTCGTGAACGTGCGCTTGGTGTAAAAACGGTTTGCTTCAACGCGCTGTTCACAGTTCATACAAGCAGGCGATTCAACAGAAAATTCCACGCCTGCACATCGTGCCTTATTTAGTCTGCACATTGTTTGTTCACTTCCAGCACATTCCTGTGCTGCACGCCTGAACGCAGACATTTGATATAAAGTTGTCTATTTATCCACTTGTTTATTCGCATTCCGCGTGAGAATAAACAGCAGGCAATGACGCGTCACAACTCACATATGGGTGCGTGTTTTAGTTAAAAGAAAAGAGCTGCGGCCTTCTTTTTCAGACCACTTTCAAATACCCCACCATGTTTAGAAAACCCATTCATGAACACCATAAAGAGCCAGTATTCGTTTATGTTCAGGATGAAGCTTTCTGCGTGTTGCGATGAACAGCTTTGATGCTGGAAATGACTGAGAATAAAACAATAATTGCCCAAGCGCCTGCTTAAGATACATCCCATTGTTGCCACCTTTGACTTCTATTATTTGTGGTGGCGCACCATCAACATAAATATCTACAATTCCGTTGTCACATATAAATTGCGGGGTGCATAATATTCCACGCGACTCAAATTCTCGCAACAATTCATTTGTATATCGTTTTTCTGCACCAGTTGGTTTTGCACCCATTTCTGCATCGCAAATGAGCTGTGCTATTGTTTCATCATTCTTTATTCCAAATGGCGATAATTCGTCATTCAGATACGTTGATGAAACATATTTTGGGATTTCTTTATAATAACAATTCGTGCAGACAAAATTGTTTACATCTTCAACCTTAAAAGAAAAATCACATTTGTTGCAAGAAATTTCAGATAGCATAATGTGGCATTCTCATACCACATCATAATGCTATCGGTTTATTTATGCAGTTTCGCCACTGAACACTTTAAGTGCAAGTGTCAAAAGTGCGCCTGCAAGCAAAAGATAGCCAGCTTCTGCACTTGTCACAGTCACATACTGTGGTATGAGAGCCAGCGCACCTATAATGAATACTGCGATCAGCACCCATGACTGTGGATTGCTTATGAATCCAGACCAAGAAAATGTTAATGCCATTTTTATCACCACCTTAAAGAAGTCGTATTGAAACCACGGTTAAAAATAAACCACCAATAATAGTGCCCATTAATCCTATAAGCCACCTTTGCAATTTATCCCTGTCTGCAGCCTGCTGTTTTACTGTGGCAATTGCCAGGGATTCCAATTTATCCCTGTCTGCAGCCTGCTGTTTTAATGTGGCAATTGCCATGGATTCCAACCGATGATCATATTCTTCACAGATTTTTGCCATGTCCTTGTCGTGTTCATCTTCTATTCTGTTTATTTCTTTATTTACCGCCTCACGCAGAGTAGAAATTTG